GTTGCAAGTTATCCAAAATCTTTTGATGTTTTCACCATAGACTCATATAACGATTATTTAGATGCACGTAAACATTCTACTACAGGGATGTTTTGGGGTGTTCCTAGCGATGTAGATGTTAGAGATGATTTTCTTTGGCAAGCATACTTTGATGACAAGCCTAGTATTGATAGAACAACAAATCATCTTTTTTTAAACGGAGAACACTATGACGGTATTGTGCTGTTTAGTGTGTTTGCTGATATTGCTACAGAAAAAGAAGTTGCTCATAGATTCTACTTGAATAAAAAAGAACATGAATATATTGCCACCTATCCAAAGCCATATGATATTTTTACTATCGATTGTTACGAAGATTATATTGATGCACTTTATAACGCAACTAGTGAAATGTTTTGGAGTGTGCCAAGCGACATAGTAAAAAACAAAGACTTTGACTTTGATATGTATTTTAGTCATCATAATCAATATGACAGGAATCTAACGCATGTTTTCTTAAATGATAAAACTTATGACGGCATAGTGCTACACAGCAAGAATGTTGTAGTAACAGAAAAAGAAGTCGAGCACAGATTTTATATTAAGAAAAAAGAATGGGATATAGTAGCTAGTAAACCATTGCAGTATCCGTGTTATGTTGTTAACACCTATGACGATTATATACAAGCTAGAGAAGATTCATCTACAGAAATGTTTTGGATGATCAATGATGATATTGATGTTAATGAGGATTTTGATTTTGATTTTTATATAAGTCATCACGATCAGTTTAACAGGAAAATAAATCATTTGTGGAAAAACGGAAAATACTACGACGGTGTTGTTTTGACAACTAAAAAACTAACACTATCTCAAAGAGAAGTTGATTTTAGATTTTACGCAGCAAGAAAAGAATACGAAGAATCTGGCAGTACTCCTAAAACATATGATATTGTGTTTATAAGCAACAGCGAAGCAAACGCTGATAGTAACTATAAGCTATTGAAAGACAAATATCCACATGCTAAACGTGTAGATAAAGTAAAAGGCATTCACCAAGCTCATATTGCAGCAGCCAATCTTTGTGACACAGAAATGTTCTGGGTAGTTGATGGTGATGCACAAATCATTGACGATTTTGAGTTTGATTATCAGATCGCTAGATATGATTTAGATGGTAGACAAACTGTACATGTGTGGAGAAGTTTTAATCCTGTAAACAGTCTTGTTTACGGTTATGGAGGCGTAAAGCTACTGCCAACAGAACTAACTCGCAACGTTGATGTCAAATCGCCTGACATGACAACAAGCATAAGCGACAAGTTTAAAGGCATTGATCGTATGAGTAATACAACTGCATTTAACACAGATGCGTTTAGTGCATGGCGTAGTGGTTTCCGTGAGTGTGTTAAGCTATCGTCACGTGTTATTGATAGGCAAAAAGACGAAGAAACTAAGTTTAGATTAGATGCATGGTGTACTAGAGGCGCAGATAAACCGTTTGGCGAATATGCTATTGCCGGCGCTATACTAGGACGTGAATACGGGGAACATAATAAAAATAACAAAGCAGCACTTGCGAAAATCAATGACTTTGATTGGTTACAAGAGCAGTTTGCTAAATCATCATATCAACAAGTTGAATAACAGTTTCTAACTTGTTTTGATTAGCTTTGTTACGTAATGTACTTTGCAAACCTCCATGTAAAGGTTTAGGCCAGCTGCCAAAACTTACCCACGAATAACCGTTGTGTTCTTTGTTAAGTTTTGGTAAAAACTCGTTTTTTGTTACACACAAATAAGTGTGAAAGTTGAAATGGTCGTCACTGCTTACAAATGTTTCTAGAGGAATAGTTTTAAGTATATCAGTTTTACCTACTTCTTCTTCTATTTCTCTTTTCAATCCTTCCCATGGAGTTTCGCAACCTTCATTGGTACCACCGACAAGACCCCAAGAGTTTTTGGTCTTGCCTTGAGTTCTATGTAATAGTAAAAATCTTTTAGTATCTAAAGCGTAAAATAAAGCACCGCTACAAACTATTTTATTCATAAAAATACTTATTTTACAATATTATTTCCCATGTTCCTCTTGGATAGTAGCCGTCGATACTTGCCTGCCAATAATAACCGTTCCAGTAAATCTGTTGGTTGTTTGATAGATTTGTAATATATGTTCCGTTGTTTCCTTCAACACTACTATCAAAAATAGTGTGCCATTGCGATCCGTCCCATTCTATTATATCGTTTTGTCCAACTAATATATCAGTACCGTCTGCATTTTTCCAAGCGTCTGCACCATCTTCGTTGAGCTGAATAATGTATTTTACTTCGCTATCTACATCGGGTGTGCTGTCTAAAAATATTACAAACTTACCATTGATGTTGCTTGAACTTGCACTAACTTCCACACCGTCAACAAAAACTTCAAAACTGGTAACTGTGTTGTCTCCTGTGCGCCCTGGTATACTGCTTTGCAATGTAAAATCTAAATCAGTATCTATCCTGTTACTAGCAGCAACTACAGTAAATGAATCTTCTAAACCATACCCTACTGGATTAGTAAATAGATATCTTGTACCTGCAGATAATAATCCAGTTGGATTAAATGTTAATGGGTTTACAATCTTATTAATGCTGCCAGTATTTAACACAGGGCCTTGTATAAGAGTGTCAGCAGGAAGTGTATCTACATCCCAATCGATATCCATTATAAATGTATCATTAGCTCTTATTTCAAATGTACCAACAATAGGATTTAGAAGTTCTGCTTTATACAATCTTATTTGACTTATATTCGGTTCATATTTTGCAGGCAGTTCTGCTTCTAATACGTTTAACCAGTTTATTTCACCAACTCTAAGTTGTCTGTTTTTAGCCACTTTGGCTGTTGCATTACTCACAATCAAATCAAAACTTCGATAACTTATAGTTAATGGATTTTCGAGATCTAATCTACCATTGCCGCTTACAATAGTTTTTGTAAGTTGAACAGCATTTTCATTTACTAATGTACCATCTGGTAAAACAGTTACACCGTCAGCTGTACTAATCACTGCATCAGTTGGTGGATTAAATCCGTCAAGCTGGATAGTACCAGCTTCTGGATTGAAAATACTTGTAATGATATTTGTAATAACACCAAGTTTTTTAACTTTAACCGGAGGTGAAATATAGATTGGCGCAACTAATCCTAACGTTGCAACATCTATTTCGTCGCCTGCTCCTACAGGTATACTTCTACTACTAAAGTTAACATTTTCTAATCTAATCAAACTTAAACTTGTCCAATCTATATAGTTATCGTTGGTTTGTATTTCTAAGTCTGGATTATATAACATCAGTATTTGTTCTAGTATTTGTAGTTTTTGATCAGTGTTGGTGCTCCATATATCAATATTTACACTCAGCGTGTATGGCACAGGATGTAGACGTTCTACTGTGTAACCTTTTGCTTGTTGATTTAAATATTGTCCCGATTCGTTATCATAAGCTCTTTCTCTTATGTTCATTTTGCTTACAAAACTACTATCGCTAGTTCTTGTTCTATCTATATCTAAACCAGTTACATAAACACTAATACGGGGTGCACTAGGTATTTTGTTTTCGCTATTATCTCTTATAATGCTTGAAACTTGTTTGGTAATATCACCATACATTGCAGGCACAACTTTTGTTTCTCCTGAACCATCTTTGTAACTAAAGTTACTGAATGCTCTTACTATTTGAGTAATGTATTTGCGTAACTGTCCGTCATAAAAATATTGCATTAGTTGTCTGCCTTGATTCTAAGAGCCTTGCTAAGTGATTGTCTTTCTTCCACAACTTCGCCATTAATGGTGTCTGTATTTGTGTTGTTAATAAATGATCCTTTTTGAGTGTTTCTTGTATCGTTCGGAGTCATTGTTGTTCTTACATTATCTTCTACTTTCAACCATCTATCTCCATCATATCTAAACAAGCGATTAGGTAAAAAATCTAACCTTAAAAAATAATCACCAAGTGCTGCATTAGTAGGAAATCCAGCACCAGTTCCATAAGGCGCACCGTTTGGTGGAATACCGTCGCCAACCAAGTATCCTATATATCCTGATTTGTTTGGCGTGTTAAAAATAATATCAACAGGCAAAGTTCCGTCAGCAGTTAAACTGTCTATATCAGCACTTATAATATCCACTTCGCCGTTTTCTAAAACAGTTACAGTATAAAAATGACTTGTTTCATAACCGCTCTTTGGTGCATCTATTTCTGCTTGAGCAACAACTGCATCATTTATTTGCATTTCTTTTTCGTATGTACTTAACAAATCACGCAAAGTATTTGCGCTGCCTTCTTCAGCAGGCAAATCCAAAATGTCTTTGTATTCTTGACTATCTACTATTTGTTTTACTTTTAATCTATACAAATGAGGATACCAAGTTTGACTAAAGCCTTCTGCTGCTCGAGTTACTTCTTCTACAACATAAAATCTCTTGAGTGCTACACTTAAATCATTAGGAGCGTATTCGTCTTTCATATGAGGAAGTTCCATAACATCGCCCGGCATTATTTTTCTTCCTAAAGTGCGTACACTGCTGTTAATATGTATTGTCATGAACAGTGTATCGTTTTGTAAAAACAGCCCAAACTGACTTAAATCAAAGTCTGTATCTTGTAAGTTGTAATGACCTCTGATTGTGTAAATATCTTGGTCATACTTCCTATCTCTGTTTTCTAAAAATAGCAAATCTTGGATGTTTGTTTCACTAGCAACATTATATGTAGGCTGATCGACAGTTGCTTCACCTTGTGCTGGATTTTCAGTTCCGATGTATTTGTGAATATTAAAATCAGTACCTCCAACAGTAAACTGTTCAAAGATGATTCCATCTATGAAGTCGTAGTCTTTTGATTTTTCTGGTCTGTATAAACTCAAGCGTGGCATGTATATATTTAGCATAAATACTTTTGGAGAACAACTATGGCTGACCAAACAACAGAATACCAAGCAATATATGATTATGTTAACACATTCCTTGGCGGAGGAATGGTTGATGTTGAACTAGATCCTATACATTATAAAACTGCTTTATCGAAAGCATTTAACAAATATAGACAAAGAAATGAAAACAGCGTAGAAGAAAGCTATGTTGTTTTACCTCTAAATCCTGACGTAAATGAATATACATTACCTGCAGAAATAATAGAAGTACGACAAGTATTTAGACGTAATGTTGGCAGTAGGTTAGGTGCAAGTGCCGATGGTGGCAGTCTGTTCGAACCGTTTAACTTAGCTTACACTAACACGTATTTGTTAGCAGGATCTGGTATAGGCGGACTTGCAACATATGATTTTTTTGCTCAACAACAAGAACTAGTAGGGCGCATGTTTGGTAGCTTTATTGAGTTTGTTTGGAATACTGCTACAAAAAAACTAACAATATTGCAGCGTCCGAGAGCAGATGAAGAGGTAATGTTATATTGTTACAACTATCGCCCAGACTTTGAAATACTCAAAGATTATAAAGCAAATCAATGGATCAAAGATTATACACTTGCTAACTGTAAATATATGTTAGGTGAAGCACGTTCAAAGTTTGCTACTATTGCTGGACCTGGAGGCGGAACAACTCTCAACGGTGATACACTCAAAGCAGAAGCACAACAAGAAATGGAAAAACTTGAAAAAGATCTTGACATGGCAGCAGCAGGCGGCGTAGGTTACGGGTTCTTGATTGGTTAATGTCTAAAATGTTTGGTTGACAAAATAATCTAAAACTGTTATATTAAAACTATGAAGAAAAAGTTGTTGGTTATTGGACACGGCAGACATGGCAAAGATACTGTCTGCGAAATATTACGTGATAAGTATGGTTATAGTTTTGAAAGCAGCAGCAAGTTCTGCTCAAAACTTTTTATATATGACCAGTTGAAGGACAAGTATGGATATAGTGATGAAGAACAGTGCTACGCTGACAGGCATAATCACAGAGCAGAATGGTATGATGCTATCTGCGATTATAATGTTCCTGATGCGGCACGTTTAGGCAGAGAAATATTTCGAGCACACGACATCTATTGCGGACTACGCAACAAGCGTGAGTTCTTTGCTATGCAAAATACAGGCGTGTTTGACTATGCTATCTGGGTCGATCGCAGCGATCATTTACCTCCTGAATCAAAAGATAGCATGAGCCTT